GCGGCAGCAAACCAAGCAGGAGCAGAAACATTCCAATTCAGGCCCTCAGGGAGCCGATGCTCAGACACCATCCGGGTCCGATAAGCCGACAGAACGGTTAGCCAATAGGCGAGCATACCGACATCACCTTGCGTCGGTGCAGACCGGACATCTGACATGCCTGAAATGCGTTCAAAGATTTGACGCGACTTACGTCGAGCCATAGCCACCTGAAAAGCACCAAACGAAACCTGGAAGTTATCCGGGTTAAACCGCTGCTGTTCAACCTCGTATGAAACGCAAATAGGGTCAGCCACAATGTCGCAATTAGCTTCAACACCGCAAGGAAGAAGACCACACCCTTTATCATCATCGCCCTGAACCCAAGGATACGAATTCGCATTAGCTGCTTGATCGGCATATGTGGTTCCTGCGCCAGCAGGGTCAGCCCAAACATACGAATCAGGCACGGAATCTAGAATCGGCTTCCTGTATTTGATGCTCATTCCATCGCCGATACCGGCCTCAATCCCGATGGTAGGGATACCCCATTCATCAATACCGACATCTTGCCAATTCGGCAAAGGTAACGTTTGGGTAGTGACGATACGCTCAAAATCACAGACGCCAGAAGCATTCATTGGCTTAGCCGTGATCGACGTTGGTGCCAGGATTCGTTGCAAAGCGAGCGAAGTTTTTGCTGGTGAAGAAAGATCCGTAGGCGTTAGCTTAACCGGCGTTGGACGATCCAATGTGATGACAGATGCACGTTCACCACGCGCGCCTTTACGGACGCTGTAGAGATGTGCTAATCCTTCTGCTAGGGCAGAAGGAAACGCCGGACCATCAACGCTCGAACCTGCATCGCCAATAGCCCCCGCGTCCGTGAGAAGTGTCCACGTCGGGCCAGAAGCCGTTGTGGGCGCATCTACCGGGTTCAGATCAGGATCAAGGATAGGGGCAGCAGGAGCGTCGTCAGCGACTTCAGCCTCGGTTGCAGATGTCTCAATAGCCGCAATGGCAGATTCTGGTTTGGCTTCAACCTCTGGCTTCGCCCTATTCGCCGCAAGCTTCTCACGGATCTTAGCGAAAGCAAGACGCGCTGAATCAGCAGCATCTTTCGCAGCTTTCTCAGCCGCAAGAACCCCCGTCAAATGATCGTCCAGCGCAACCGTAAAAGCCGAAAGATTCACCATAACGGCACCATCAATACCGCTATCAGCAAAAGAACCCAAGCTCTCAATCGTCGAAATAAGATCGTCAGACGACGCCTCAAGATCGGCGAAATCCCCCTCGACGGGCTCAACAAAAAGAGACGAAAGCGCTTCAGCGTTCTCATCTGTGGCATCATCACCCCACGCTGTGAGCGCGGTAAGCATCTTGGCGAAAAAGTCCATTTCTGGTTACTCCATTCCCGTCGAAAACAATAATAGCACACCGCTAAAAACAGGTTAAGTAGTCTTTAACGATTCGACGCGTTCACGTATGCCAGCTAACACCTTTTTCGCAGCTGCAACGTTCTCGTCTTCCACCAAATCTTCATGTTGGCAAGAACAACTATTCGAAGCTGTTAACGGTGGTTTCTCTGTCTCTTTCACAGGGAATCCAGGATTAACGACCAGCATCATAGCGACGCATTGCGTCAAATTCTCTCGCCATTCACCAGACGGATGGCTTTTCACTAGACGTTCAATATCAGCGGCAGAAGCCGAATCTCTCAAAATACCGGATACCCAAGGACCAAAAACGCCCTCAGTGATCCGCACATCAGCAATAGCAGACAAAACATTTTCATGATGCCATTTGCTATCAATATCGTCGGGAGTGTGACCTTCACCAAGAGTTAAAGGACCAACAAGAACCGTGCCCCCATCGGAACACTTCAAAGGCGTCAAATGGAATTGATCATATGACACACCACGCGGCATTGTCACACACCCATCATAACCACGATGGCAAGTATCCCAAGTCCCCAAATGCCCTTGCACCAGCCGCGTACCGGGCACAACAGTAAGCTTCGTCGGTTCCGCTGCTTCATCAGCAAAAAACACGTTACGATCGTAAACACGCGGCTGATAAGTCCCAGAAGCATTCAGGCTTTTCCACGCGTCGATCGTCTCATGCCTAGTTTCTGTTACATCCGCCAAATCCGTAGCAGACAAGAAAGCATTATACTCTTTTTCAGAAATAACTTTAGAGTTAGCCCCCGGATATGCGCCAGCAACCGAAAGCAGAGTTCCGCCAAATAGAACAGCAGAGTATATTTCTTTGTTCACCGCTGTCAGGTTATAGGTGACCTTACGTTGCTCTATTTCACCGGTTGTTTCGTTATAGTAGTCCTCAAATAGGCTAGCAGTAGATGCTGATGGCACCTCTTCAACATGTATCCGCGTCTCCATCAGATCGGCAGAAAGGAAATTGCGGTCCTTGTTCTTCGGATCCTCAATAGCGGCAAGAGCACGCCGTCCTTCTAGCGTATTACTAATCGTGCCAATCCAACGAATACCTACAGCGCCAGAAACTAAAGGTTGACGCCATAACCGGGTAATAGACCCAATAGCGATCGAGTGATCATGGCCAGCATTAAGCGGCTGGTCAAACAAAGTGATCGGCAAAGGCCGAGTTTCGAAACAACCGATATGATGGGCGCGGCTGAAGTACCAGCCCTCATCTGTGGTTGATCCTTCGAAACAAAGATAGCCGCCTACATATGCTGCAATATCCATCTAGAGCACCCTAAAAATTCGACCCGACCTTAATGATAGCATAGCCTCAATCAGCTTCTGATTTAGTGGGCCGTCCAGCGGCTTTAGCTTCCGCCTCGGTCACGTCATATCGGGTACCGCACCGACAAAAAATGACTTCCTTCGCTGGTCCTTCGGCATCGCCAGGGTACTGTAAATCGGCGCCACCAACACTGAAAGGCTCATCGATATAGCGTATTTGCCCGTCAGCATCGATATGTGTCTGACGTGTCCTTTGATCTCCCGCAGCATCCCAAGCTTTATGCGTTAACCCGAGTTCGCGGGCTACCTCAAACCTGCTAACACCAGCTACACGCGCTGTTTCGGTGCGCGCAATGCGCTGCACCCAATAGCCGCCTTCGCGATATCGAATCTCATATTTGATAGATCCATCAGGCATTGTGCGCGGTATACGTTGCGCCCATTTCGCATCACCAGGGATAGTTACACCTGCTGACTCCAATGAAGCACGAATTTCTTTCGAGAGCTTGGGGATCGTCCATGATTCCTGATGGCCGGTCGTCACAAGCTTTGATATCGCAGCAAAAGGGTCGTCGCCCACCCATTCCGTCCGATTAGACAATGGGCCAATCATCCGCCGAATACGTTGCGTGCTATCGGCAATAGGTGTTCCTATAGCCGAAGAAATAGCGTCTAAACCGATCGCCGCTACTTCCCCTAAAACTGGTGTTAGATCGGTTGCCATTTCCTCAGCAACACGGTCAGGTGCCCATAAAGAAGGCGCCGAGATCGATCCAATACCCGAATAGCCGTCAAGAACGGTCTGCAGCCGTGCATATTCACGTCGGTAAACATCCGCAACAGTATTCGCAACCTTGTCGAACGGTTCGCCCCATTCGACCGGAACGACCGCAGCGTCTAACCTTGCGGCGATTGACATAGCACGTTTCCTCGCCATACAGCAAGCAATTCATCAGCCATCGCTTCAACATAATGAGCAGGTAATTCTTCGCCGATAGCCGCCAAAAAATCTTCTCTCAACAGATTTTCAGTTTCTTCAAGCTCTGTAATCGTAATCAAATCTTGTGAAGCAGCAGCGTCAACAACAGCCGACAACGGTAAATCACCAATATCGGCATCCCCCGCTATTACCCCTAAAGACGACCGTAACCGTGCCCCTAAATGCAGCCTCGCGGCTTCTCCCAATCCCCGATATTCACCCAAAGCCGCCAAACCTTCCGGCTTATCAGGCGCGCTAACAGGAGCATCAGACGCATTGTCTGTCTGAACATCAATCGTGTTAGACGCATCATCAGGATCAAACCCTAACTCACGTAGAGTAGCGGCAGCGGACAACACACCGAGCTCAGCGAGCCGCAATACAAGCCATTCTCTTTGCGCCGAATCAATCGCCGATTCATCAACAATCAGGCCCCATGCCCAATCGTCTTTAACGCGCATAGCACGCAAAAAGGGTCGAAGAATACCGCGAGTGATAAGCGCAGCGATCTCGCTTGCGGCACGCCCAGCATACCGGTCTTTCTGGTTATTTGCCGATTGCATCGCAGACCAATGATTTTGATCTGCTGTACCAGCTACTTCGTCGGTTTGTTGGTCTAACCCTTCGCGGATTCGCCGGTCGTATTTGTCGATAAGGTCACTAATTGATTTGTCAAATGCGCGTCGCAGATCAATCCATCGGACTTGCGCCAAAGACTCCGCGTTGCTGCTTGTCAAAAGAACAGGGATCAGAGCACCAACAGCCCGCTCGTCTTTCAGGGGAGCCGTGATGCCGTCTATAAGAGCTTTAGTCGGAGATGTTCCGCCGCGTTGCTCACCTGACTCGCTATCCCTTACTCGCAGGGTAGTAGCCCACCCCCC